GTTTTACACCGTGCGCCTGGCCACACCCTATATTGATCGCATCGAAACCCTGCACAAAACCACTATCGCGCCATCGATGCAGCCTGTGGATGTGCATTATGATGCGGTTGCAGAGGCCGGATCCCGCACTGGGCTATTCATCGGCGGCTCATTCGTGCGTCAGTTTTTTCAACAGGCCCATGCCGGAGATAGACTCTATAAACGCGTTTATCTTTTTGACAAAACCAAAACATTGGAACCACGCGGCATGAGCACACACCTGGGCGGCACGCGGCTATCCATGCGTCCGCACAATGCCGAGTTGGTGGTGCGTATCAATGGCTTACGCGCCCTTCGCACTGTCGGGCGTTTCGTGGCTGGCTATTTTCAGCCACGCAACAGCATCCGCTACAACAATGCGGTGGATGCTCTGAAATTTGCGCAGCGGCTATCTGACCATGTGCTGATCGATACATCGCCGTTGCACCCCGCAATGGCCGGATTCACAAAACGTGCTGGCGACATGGTCGCAGGCCAATGGATATAAGGAGCTAATATGGAAAAACAGGTTATTTTTCGCGATCAGCAGGAATTTCAAGCCGCCGATCCCAACAACTTGCAGACGTTTACAGCAGACACGATTAAGCATGCGCTGAATGATGCCGTGTCATCGGCACTGCACTACACAGGCCTTGGTGTTACGCCACAGGGCAGCAACACCGCGCTGGATATTGCCATTGGCCGCATCTACAACGCCGGGCAGATTTACACACTCGATCAAGCCACCATACTGGATCTGTTCGCAGAGCTGCCGCTGACTACGCAGAAGATTGTGGCCGTAGTGGCATGGGGGCAAACGGTTGATACAGATATCCAGCCACGCGATTTTCTGATTGATCTGGCCGCAGGCACCACTCAGCCACAGGCCGTGGCCATGCAGCGATTGAATCAAGCAGTGATTAACATCGTGCCAGGCGTTGAGTCCGCCTCACCGCAGCCGCCCACCATCCAGTCTGGCACGCTCGCCGTTGCACTGGTAACGCTTGATCCGACCGGCATCACCAACATCACCATGCAGACTGGCAACCAATTACCCAACGCCAACGATCATGAGCATCGTCTCAAGGCACAGGAAATATGGAAAGGGCAGGCTGAGCCGCGCATATCCTCGATCGCAACCGATCTTTCTGCGCTGGCTAGCAAGGCTGAATCAATGGCCAAGGCGCAATCGCTGGTGGATGCCGAGTCCGAGATCGCCCGGCTAAAAGAACAACTCAACCTGCCAACCGCCTTTGCAGCATCCGATGCAGATGATTTCTCAGATGCGTCAAAATCAGATACCGCGCATGCGGGTTTCGCTGCGCTGATTGCAGGCGGCGGCATTTTGTTTCCACACACCACCGAAACGATTGCTCCGGTGGACTCATTCAATCCGACTGATCCGGCAATCACACGCACAGCAGGCGGCATGATTCTGCCAAAATATACCGATGCCGTTGCGTTAGCCGTGGCTGGCTATGCGGGTGATATCAGCATTAGTCAATATCAATCACAAGCCATCACCATGCGCCGCCGAACCATCACCACAAGCGAGTTGCATTACGGCTATTCATGGCAATATATCAAGTATTGGAGCATTAGGAAGAATCAGGTCGGTACGAAAGATCATACGCTTTACTACGGGTATCACCCATTCATGGGTTATCGCAAACGGCTTGTGCGCCATGCCTATTACAATTCATCCAGCGTGGTGAAATATCTCCCGGAAACCACCACAACCACGATTAACGGTGCGCTTGTTGCTCAAACATTCCTGGCATCCAATGCCTCGTGGCTGACCAAAATCGGCTTGCAGTTCACAGGCATCGGTACAGCGGGCGATGTGCATCTGCTGGTATGCGAAACGGTGGGAGGCAAGCCTGATGTGGATCAGGTGGTGACGGATGTGACCATTCCAGTTGCTGATCTGAAGCAGCACCCGACCGAAACGGCGATAGCCGTGCCACCTGCACTGCTTGAGGCAGGCAAGCGTTATGCGATTGTACTGGTCACCCAGGGCGCGCACCGCGTAGCCATTGTTTCGGGCAATAAGCTGACTGCGGGCACGCTATTCAATGGTACCGACGGTGATTATTTCACCGGCGATCTGACCAAGGATTTGATGTTCACCATCTACGCTGCGCAGTTTGATTCGCCGCGTACTGAAGTCGCACTGCAATCGGTCAGCCTGGCGGGCGGCATTGAGGATCTTGATCTCAATGTGCAGAGCGTGGTGCCCGATGGCACAGAATTGAGTTACGAAGTACAGATCGGCGGCATCTGGTATCGCTTGGATGATGGTATCAATCATCTGACCGGTTCACCGGCCATCGTGCCAATGCGTGCTGTTTTTCTTGGCACCAATGATCTGGCTCCCGCATTGAAGACCGGCGTAAATCTGCTGACAGCCAGTCGCCCGACCGTGGCAGGCGAACACTGGAGTGTGGCGCGCAATCTGGCAGCACCAACCACCAGCCTGCAGGTCGATTTGATTGTCGATCACAATTATGACGCTGCCACCGATACCTGTGTGGCCTCGATTGAATCGGGAGGCACCAGCAATGCCGCCACGCTGGTTGAAACGCTACCGCAGGCCGATGGATCGATTCGCTTGCGTCACCACTTTACCACAGCGGCGATTTCCACCTACCAAATCAAAACCATCACCTCACGCGGCGCAGCAAGCATTCCGTTCGCCATCGGCAGCCGTGTTGATGTGGCACTGTAAGGGAGGCGAAATATGATTAAAAACATTAAAGACAACACGCACTACCGCATCACATTGAAAGAGCGCGCCGAGGTGGGGGGGGTCACCCTCCACCCCGGTCGCGATTATGTAATTCGAGGCGATGCACTGAAAGCCATCAAGGCCAGCGTTAGCGATGCCGTCGCAGTTTAATAAATACCGCTTTCGCGATGGCATAACGCCGCTCTCCGAGCGCACGTTCAATCCTATATTTCGCGATGTGGATAACCGCATTGCAGCCATTGAGGCATTGAAAATCTCATGGCTGGATGCCGTTTCCCTGGTCACTGCGCAGGGGTTATTGCGCATCGATGCTGTATTGCAGCCATCAGTGGACACAGTCAATCAGGCTGTAGCCGATGCACAATTGATATTGTCCGGACTGCCCGATGTAGCGACCAATGCAGGTGTGGATGCCAAACTGGCAAAGCCATCCTCCGTTGCCTACACCTACGATGCCAACGGCAACATCACACAGCAGGTTGAAACGATTGGCGCAGTCACACGCACCACGGATTACACCTACGATGCCAACGGGAATATCGCCACGGTGGTCATTGCAAACGGCACAATCACAAGAACAGAAACATACACATATAATGCTAACGGCCTGCTTACAGGCATGACAGCTACGGAGGTATAATGAGTCTCGAAGCAGCCATATTGGCAAAACTTAATCAAAGCGGTGGTAGTCAGACAATTGATGATCTGCTTGCCAAGCTGCCTGCTATTGATGCAGGCACATCGGCATCTACTAGCACAACCGACCTAGACCAGCTTAATATCCTGTTTGGTTCGGCTGTAGGCATGACAATGGTAGTTGCCAGCACGACAGCGGTGAATGCTGTAATTGCCAGCACGACAGCGATGAATGTGGTTGCAGCCAGCACGACAGCGATGAATGCGGTTGCAGCCAGCACGACAGCGATGAATGCGGTTGCAGCCAGCACGACAGCGATGAATGCGGTTGCAGCCAGCACGACAGCGATGAATGCTGTAATTGCCAGCACGACAGCGATGAATGCGGTTGCTGCCAGCGCGACAGCAATGAATGCGGTTGCAGCCAGCACGACAGCGATGAATGCTGTAATTGCCAGCACGACAGCGATGAATGCTTTATACGCAGCCCCATCCATTACAAAAGTAAACTACGCTACCGGGGCGCATTGGGGATCTACTGTAACGGTCACATCTGTTAATGCGTTATTGGTCAGGGTAACAACGCAAGGACGCCCAGGTGGGTGGGGTGAAGGCACCAGCAGCACAAATCAAGATAAAATTATTATTGGTGGAATTGAATTGCTTATGTCAGCACGGGCAGCCAACCCGTACAACCATTCAAGTCTAACGGCAAGTCCGCGCGTCCCTCCAGCCCATGCACCCACAGGGATTCAACACGCTGGATATGATCCCGTTGAAATTGCCTACATCCCCCTATAAGGAGCCAACATGAAACTATTATTTAATAAAACCACACGCCGCATGGAAGGAACTATTGAAGGCTCTACCAAGGGATTGCCTAGTGACGTTATCGCTATCGCAGCACCCATGCCAAAAGTACAGGAAACGGCATACCTCAATACGGACAATGTCACTGTAGGGATAAAAGCATTAACCGCTGCCGAGACTAAGGCACGCAATGCTGGGCCGGGTGGCAAGTTACCGCCACCTCCTAAGCCGCCGATAAGCAAGCTGGAGTTTATGAGCCTGTTCACAGATGCGGAACTGGCTGCAATTTTCACGGCGGCTAAGGCTAATGTAGCAATGGAAGTATGGGTTGAGAAACTCAAAGCGGCAACGCAGGTGCATCTTGATAACCCCGCTGTAGTGGCCGGAGTGAACGCACTGGAAACAGCAACATTAATTGCAACAGGCCGCGCGGCTGTGATTTTGCAATAAATATAGAATGAATAAATCAAAGGAGGCTTAATATGCCAGCATACTTACACGGCGTTCGCGTCGTAGAAAAAACCAACGCGGTGCGTGCGATTCGCACCATCAATACAGGAATTATCGGCATTGTCGGTACCGCCCCTGATTCCGCACCTGCAGCGGCGGCAACAGCCACAACCGGAACGGTGGCAGCCAATAACGGCATCACCTATACAGCTCCCGCAGGTGCAGCGGGTAACAATGTGACAATCATGCTGGCCGATCCGAAAGCCAACAGCGCAGCGATTGCGGTGAGTGTGAAAAACAGCGTGATCACTGTCAGCCTGGCAACCGATGCAGGCGGCGTGATCACATCGACTGCGGCCAATATCATCACAGCCATTGCTGCCAGTACGCAGGCAGCAGCACTACTCACCGCAGCCAATACCGGCGCATCTACCGGTGCGGGCGTGGCGACAGCTACCACAAAACAGCTTGCACTCGCAGGCGGTGCAAATGAGGCATTTCCACTCGATACACCAGTACTGGTGGTGGGCGACCGGGCGCAGGCTGCGAAGCTCGATGCCACAGGCAATGGACTGGGCACCTTGCCCATGAGCATGGATGCGATCTTTGATCAGGTCGCGCCGATCATGGTAGTTGTGCGTGTCGCTGAAGGCGTAGATGCAGCAGCAACGCAATCGAACATCATCGGCACGGTCACCGGTGCCGGTATCTCCACAGGTATGCAGGCACTGCTTACTGCCAAGGCCAAACTCGGAGTGCAGCCTCGCATCCTCGGCGCACCGGGTTGGACATCATTCCAGCCGGTGGCCGCTGCAATGGATTCGCTGACCGCTGATCTGCGGGCATTTGCATATTATGATCTGGCCTCGGCAGATGTGCCCACAGCACTGACTGACCGCATTGCTTACGGCAACAAACGCTCCATGCTCTTATGGCCGGGATTTGAAGTCTGGGATATCGTCACCAACAGCCTGATCACCCAGCCTGCCTCTGCCCGTGCTCTGGGCATGCGCGCCAAGCTGGATAACGATGTTGGCTGGCATAAGACGATCTCGAATATCCCCGTAAACGGCGTGTCGGGCATGACCAAGCCGGTGAGCTGGGGTCTGCAAAATGCCAACTCACAAGCCAACCTGCTCAACGAGAATGAGATCACCACCATTATCGAGCAGGACGGTTATCGCTTCTGGGGCAGCCGCACGCCATCCGCTGATCCGGTGTTTGCTTTTGAATCGGCAGTCCGCACTGGCGATGTGCTGGCTGATTCGATTGCTGAAGCGCATCTCTGGGCGATGGATAAACCAATGAGCCGTGTGCTGTTTGATGAGATTGTGGATGGAGTCAACGCCAAGTTCCGCGAACTCAAGGCACTGGGTTATATTGTTGATGCTAATGCCTGGCTTGATCCGGAACTGAACACCACAGCGACACTCAGCGCAGGCCAGTTGTGGATTGATTACGACTACACGCCGATGCCACCACTGGAGCAGCTCGGATTCCAGGCCACCATCACCAACAAGTATCTTGTTGAATTATTACCGAAGGGATAAACAAAAAGCATAGGACATATAGGTCTTATAAGACTTATATGTCCTATAAAAAACAGGAGCCGATAAATGAAAATCTATAAAGCATTGCGCCCGGCGCACTTGAATAACAGACCTCTTAATGTGGGCGACACCATCGCACTGCATGAGCGCGCCGCCCAGTTTCTGTTGGCGGACGGTACGCTGGAAGAAGCCAAAGTGAAAAAGACCGCTAATAAAGGAGTGAAATAATGGCCATTGAAAATATATTAAAAAACCTGAACCTATTTGTGGACGGGCGCGGTTTCGCGGGCAAGGTGACAGAAATCGAACTGCCCAAGCTCACCATGAAAACCAGCGAATACCGTGCCGGTGGCATGGATGCCCCTGTTGAAGTCGAAATGGGCATGGAAAAACTGGAAACCACCTTCACCCTGAACGGTTACGATCCTGAAGTGCTGAAATTATTCGGCCTGGCTCCGGGCAACAGCAAATCGCTGACCATGCGTGGCACGATGCTCAATCAGGAAGATGGCACTGAGCAGCCGGTGTTGGTCAATCTGCGCGGCATGCTGCGCGAAGTGGATATGGGCACATGGAAGCCTGGCGAAGATGCCACCCTGAAAGTGGCTGTGGCACTGGCCTACTACAAGCTCACCCATAACGGTGTGGTGATCTATGAAATCGACCCAGCAGGCATGAAGCGCATCATCAACGGCGTGGATCAGCTCGCCCAGACCCGCACTAATCTGGGTATCGGCTGATGAGCGAATCCATCAAACTGAAATACCCCATTGATGTGGCTGGTGAGCAGATCACCAGCCTTAATCTGCGCCGACCGAAAGTGCGCGATATGCTGGCAGCGGACAAGACAGGTGGTAGCGAAGGGGAGAAGGAAGTGGCGATGTTTGCCAACCTCTGCGAAGTCAGCCGTGATGCGATTCTTGATCTGGATGGTGCTGATTATGGCCAGCTACAGAAGGCATACTCCGGTTTTTTGTCCTGAATCCATCTGATGCGCGGGCGGCGTGTGTTGCGCTTGCCCGCGTTACCGGATGGGGAATGAATTTCCTGCTGGATTTGAACGATGAAGAGATGATGCAATGGCTTGAAGCAGCGAAAGAGACAGAGCCGCGACCACCATCGTGATGAGATACGGAATAAAAAGCAGCAGTGCTGTCGGGATAGCAAGCAATATGGTTGCAATGATTGCACCAAATAGATTATCAGCTGGCAGGACAAACCATAGGGGGATCAGATGCGCGAGTGCAATAATAACCTTCGGGTGATGCTCCCACTCGGTGATCGATGTATAAATCTCTTCATGCATAGGAGGATGATAGCACAATGATAGGAAAATCGCTAACGCTGGGAATTGTTATAGGCGGTGCTGTTGCTGCATCCTTCCACAAAGCCTTGAAAACCACAGAAGGGGAAACACTCAAGCTTGGTGCGGCTCTAAACAAAACAAAGGGTCAGAAAAATTCTATTACACAGTTCAAAGCACTTGAGAAGCAACTGGGGAAAACAGCCTCGCATATCAAGGCGGCTCAGCTAGAGACCGCTTCGCTTGGGCGTGCTATCGCGGCTACCGATAAGCCGACAAAGAAAATGATGGTGGATTTCAATCGCGCCAGAAAACGGTCGGATGACCTCAAACAGGCACATAGGCAGCAAAAACGCACGCTCTCCGACTTGAGATCGGAAATGCGCGCCGCTGGTATTGATACCCGTAAACTTGGCGATGAAGAGACACGGCTAGGGAGGAGTATCGAGAAAACAAACAGAGCCCTGTCCAGGCAAGATAGAAAGGCAAAGGCAAAGGGCAGGCTCGGTGCGCTTAAAGGCCGTGCGCTGGGGGCAGTAGGGTCAGCATACAGCGTCGGCAGACTGGTAGCACACAATGCAGAATTTGAGCATGCCTTGACCATGCTCTCAAACACAGGTGGATTATCCAAAGAGCAGACAGCGAAGATTCGTGCGCAAATCAGAGCGGAATCCTTGCGCGTTAATCAGGATAAAGGATCGCTGCTGGGTGGCGTTGACCTGCTTGTTGGCAAGGGACTAAAGACCGGAGCGGCAGTCAGTGCTATTGGCGCGATAGGCATGGCGGCAACGGCATCCGGAGCAAGCGTGCTGGAACTATCCAATCTCTCCTTCGCCGCCATGCAAAACATGAAACTATCTGAATCGCAGCTGGCGCAGGGGCTGGATATTCTGGCCTCCGCCGGTAAACAGGGCGGCTTTGAACTACGGGCAATGGCACAGTTTTTTCCCACCGTTACGGCACAAGCTCAGGTACTCGGGTTGAAGGGTGCGGAGGGAATAGCAACGCTCGGTGCTGCATTGCAGATTGCCCGGAATGGAGCCGGAACAGATAGTGAAGCGGCCAATAACCTTCAAAACTTTCTGGCCAAGATCACATCGAAGGAGACTGTAACCAATCTTCAGAAGATGGGTGTGAGTGTCCGTGATGTATTCGATCAGGCCAAAGCGAACGGAAAGAATCCACTCATAGCAATTATCAAAACGATCAAAGAAGTTACCGGCGGTGATTCTTTTGCGCTCAATAAGATATTTGGCGATATCCAGGTGAAGAACTTTCTGAACCCCATGCTGGCCAATATCGATGATTTCAACAAAATCTACAGCAAGGCATTGCATGCACAGGGTGTGAATCAGCGCGACTTTGCTAAAAACATGCAAGATACCACGGAGAAAACAACGCACCTTAAAATCGCTGCCATAAATCTCGGTGATGCCTTCTCCAGATCACTGAAGCCTGCCGTTGATTTCACAGTAGGCAAGCTAGCTGGTGCAGCTGAATGGGCATCTGATATGGTAACAAAATATCCAGCGGTGGGTCAGGTAATCGGCGGTCTTGCCATAGGCTTTACTGCTCTGACAACAGCCATTGGACTTACTATAGCCGCACAGTGGGCTTTGAATACCTCGGTGGTGGCCGGGTCAGTCAGTATGCTGGGGAGATGGACTGGCGGATTGATGACCCTGGGCAGCCGGGTTCTGCCGTTGGTCGCAACAGGCCTTCGTGCCGTTGGTGTAGCGATGGCGGCCAGTCCCATCGGTGCGACTATTGCAGGGATCGCACTGGCTGCTGGTTTAATTTATCAATATTGGACACCTATCACCGGCTTTTTTAAGTCGCTATGGAGCGGCATCAAGTCGATATTCAGCAGCGTATCAACATGGATTGGCAAAACGATCACCCATCCGATCGACACACTGAAAAACACACTGGGCAGCACATGGGATTCTTTGTTCGGCGCATCAAAGCCAATCATTACCAAAGCCGTCCCTGCAGCACTGGCGGCAACAATGGCGGTTGCTTCTCCCGCATTCGCCCAACCCAAGCCTCTGATCCAGCCGGTAACGCAGCGTCTTGCACAAGCGCAAGCAGCCCAACCCAAGCCTCTGATCCAGCCAGTAACGCAGTCGCCTACCCCTGCCTTGCTGCAAAACATCAGGGCGGCATCTGCCGCGCCTGCATCTAAAAGCACCGTGGTACATCAGGATAATCGTGCCAGCTATGTGGTGCATGTCAATGTGGATGGTGGTGATCCGCAAGCTGTGAAGGCGGCAGTATCTGATGCAATGGCCGAAAAAGAACGTGAACACGCCGCCCGCACGCGTGGCGCGCTGTTCGATTATCAAGGCGGCTGACGATGGCGATTAGCAATGAAGTGATGATGGCTATTGGGCGGTTTAAGTTCGCGGCCAATACGGCGGCCTATCAGGAGCTGCGCCGCGTCTCCGAATATCGCTGGAGTGAGCAACAACGAATCGCCCGGGATCCGGCGATGCAATATACAGGCAAGGGGCGCGAAACGATTGAACTATCCGGTGTAATCTACCCGGCTGAATTTAACACCGGTGTGGATCAGGTGGATGAAATGCGCAAGGTGGCAGCCGATGGCAAGCCGCTGACGTTGGTATCAGCAAAGGGCAGCGTGGGTGAAATTCACGGCGACTGGATAATTAAACGCATCGAAGCGACCGGCACCATATTCGCCGCCGGTGGCAGTCCGCGCAAGATTGAGTTTAGCATGTCACTGCAATTTTACGGAGGTGATCAATGAGTAATATCGAACTGTTTGACGAATACACAGCACGCATCCTGGCCATGTTGTATGAGGCGTTTCCGATCCGCATTGCGCTGGATGCGGTGGAAATGTCCGGCGCAGAAATTGACGACTTTGGCGTGCCACTTGGAGCCCTTGGCAAGCGTTCTAAATCGTTTGAGGTTTGCTTTGCCACCACTCAATGGTTGATTGATGCCGGATATATCGACCACCAGGGAGACAATGGCTACTGCTTTGGCGGTTGCGTGCTGACAGCGCGAGGGCTGGAGGTGCTGAAATCCGTCCCAGACAGCATCCAGCGCAAGGAGAGCATTGGCGAAAAGATTGTATGTCTGATCCGCAGCGGCTCGGTTGATGTGGCCAAAGAGGCCGCTAAGGCCGCTATCAGCGCAGGCATCGGCATTTTGAAATGACCCGGTACCGCACCAAACAAGGCGATATGGTTGATGCCATCTGCTATAAATTCTATGGCCGCGAATCGGCATCCGTGGATGTGCTCAAGGCCAACCCCGGCCTTGCGGACAAGGGTGCAGTATTGCCAGCGGGTATCATCATCAACCTGCCGCTGCTATCCACGCAGGCCACCCAGTCCAATGCAGTGAGGCTGTGGGACTGATGAAAATCAATAGTGAATTACGAATAGTGAATAGTGAAAAGCCACGCCTTTTTTCTCAATTCTCAATTCTCAATTCAAAATTCAAATGACCCCCGACTTTTTCATATCCGCCGATGGCAACGATCTGACCGCGCTGATTCGCGATCGCCTGATTCGCCTCGCTATTTCCGATCAGTCCGGCAACACATCCGACAGCGTTAAAATCACGCTGGATGATCGCGATCATGCCATCACCCTGCCGCGTACCGGCGCGGAGCTATCGATCAGCCTCGGCTACACAGAAACCGGACTGATTGATATGGGCAAATGGACGGTGGATGAGACTGAGCTATCCGGCGCGCCCGATACCATCACCATCAGTGCCAAGGCAGCCAACACATCCACCCGAACCACCAAAAGCGGCAAGGCAGACACGCTGCGCAGCAACAAGACCCGAGCCTGGGACAACATCGCCATTGCCGATATATGCAAAACCATCGCCACCGAGCACGGTTATCAGCCGCGCATTGCCGACAAATACGCCACAGGGAATCCGCCATCTATCGGCGCACCTGTCACGCATCTGGATCAGCGCGAAGAATCCGATCTGAATTTCCTGACCCGCCTCGCCAAGGATTACGGTGCGGTATGCAAACCAGTGCGTGATTACCTGATCTTTGTCGAAAAAGGAACACCAGTCAGCGTCACTGGCCGCGTGCTCGATAGCATCGCCATCACCCCGAAACAGGTCACGAACTGGCGCGCTACGCTGGCAGATCGTGGCAAATATGTGGCGGCTATCGCGCACTACCATGACCACGCCACGGCCACACGAACCCCCGTCCGTGCCGGTAAATCGTCCGGTGTACCTGTCACCAGCGTGCCGGGTACCTTCGCTGATGAACAAGCCGCCCGCGCCGCAGCAGAAGCACGCCTGGCATCGCTCAATCGCGGCGCAACCACGCTGCATCTGGCCATGCCCGGCAATGCCCTGATTGCATCCGGCTCGCCGCTGTTGCTCTCCGATTTCCGCGACGGCGCAAACGGCACATATCACGCCACTTCGGTTAATCATACGCTGGATGCCAGCGGCTATAAAACTACAATACAAGGTGAAATCAAATGACAGACGCGACGGAACGCAGATTGGCGGGGATATTGGTTCAGATCAACGAGATGCTGGATTCGAGATTGCCGGAACATTTGCCGCAAAAACGACCCGATTGGCAGGTCTATACATTTCTCGCTGGCATTATTTTTATGAGCGGGGCGTTGTGGTATCAGGTGATTGGCAACACAGCATCGCTTCATGAAATGATGCGCCAGAATGAGGCCGCGCACAAAGCAATGCGGGGGGATATAGAAGATAACAAGCATGGACTTGTCGCACACATGCAGTGGGAGTTGGAGCACGAGCTCGAACAGAAAGACAACATCATCTCGCGGTTGAAAGGAGTCAATCCATGAAAATAGCACTTATGGGAACAGGCTTTAATGGCCCACGCTGACCAGCTAAAGCCAGATAGCTGCCATTATGCAGGACATGGGGAGCGGTGCAATCATGGTTGTAATGATTCACGCCTATGCTCTGCTGGTGACTACTGTCTTGTTGCATTACTACGTGAAGCGACCGGGCACCGGGATATGAACCCTTGTGGTAAGCGTTGTGACAATATGCCGGCCGGCTTTAACGGTTGTGGTAGCCCTTATTGCATACACTATAAGACTGGAGATACTAAATGACTATTGAAGAACTGCTGATTATGCATGAAGGGATACGAAGTAAAGCCTATAGAGACAGCTTAGGTATTTGGACTGTTGGGGTAGGCCACAATTTGCAAGCTAAGCCTTTATCCCCCGCCGCCGTGCAACAGATACTCAATGACGATATTGCAGATGCCATTGAGGACTGCAAGGGACTTTACTGGTTTGAAGGGCTGGATGAAGTTAGGCAGGCAGTAGTAATTGATATGGTATTCAACATGGGTATTGCAGGCTTTAAGCACTTCAAGAAAACAATAGAGCATATTGCAATGGGCATGTACCAGCATGCAGCAGCAGAGATGCTTGATAGTCGCTGGGCATATCAGGTTGGTAAGCGCGCGGTAGAGTTGAGCAAGATGATGACTACTGGCAAGTGGGAGGTTTAACATGGACAATGTATTAATGATTATCGGCGTTGTAGTGATAGTAACTGCACTCGGAATATTCTGGTATGTAATGAATAACGCTGGTGGATGGAGGTAAGAAATGACAACATTATATTGGTTATTAGGAATCATTGCCGTTTTCGGGATTGCATTTGTGTGGCTCGTATTAGCTAATCTGCACATCAACTAGGAGAGTAATATGAAAGCAATTACATTATTAGTAGCATACTTTGGTGGAATCTTGCTGCTGCCTATTTTGCTGCTTATCACCAAGAAAGATGCCATCAGGCTGAATCTACTCGACTCAGTGTATGGCAACAGCGTAGATGGGTTAGGGGGTGACTTTGGCACGAATCCCATGATCACCATGCCGGATAACTTTCTAACCAAGGCGTTCCCTCGCTATTACTGGCTGGCTATCCGTAACCCCGCCCATAATCTAGGGCTCTCTTATGGAGCACACGGTATAATTAAAGAAGTGTGGCGCAATAAAGATGACGAACATACTGCTGGTAATTATAAGTCATGGGTAATACTTCAAGGCGACAGCACCAAGCGCGTATTCAGATATGGGCACATTAAAGTAGGCCCCAAGTATATCCGCTATGCATTCGGGCCTAAGATTTGGGCACTTAACCCAGCCGTGCATATCGGCTCGGGAGATGTACTGGCGGCGGGTGACAAGTACAGAAACTACTGGAAGCCCGGCGATAGGATCAGTGAAGGTTACGCCATGAGCGTAGCTATTCGCAGTGAGATAACCTAATGCTTCAACTACTGCATATCATGCGAGCATTTAGAGTTATCACCGTGGCTCTGTTGCTGTTTATGATGTACTGGGGTTGGGATGCTTACCAATTTGTGAACAGCCACATAACATCACTAACACAGTGGCAGTTAGCGTATTATGGCAGCATAGTGCTTGCCGTGATTGCAGCTATAAGATTTTGGACGGACTCGAATGCAGCTCCGCCACACAAACCTTGATATGTGGGGTTTATTAGGAAACTTGTTCGGCGGGGTTAAAGCAGGAGAGAAGATCATTGATGGTGTCAGCAATGGCATAGATAAGATGTTCTATACCGATGAGGAAAAGGCGGATGACGGGGCTAAAGCACGATCAGAGGGTATGACTGTTTACATGGAGTGGCTACGCTCTACTTCGGGCAGCAGGTTGGCTCGCAGACTATTATCGCTTGGAACATTCTCGATCTGGAGCGTTGAGCATATTGCGGCAATGGGTTTTAAACTTGCATATATATGGATACCAACCGAGCAACTATTAGCGGCAGGAAAGCTTATGACTGAGCAGGCTAACAATGACAACTCAATCATGGGCGTTGTTCTGCTGTTCTATTTTGGTGGCCCCGTCGCAGCCGATGCAATAACAGGATTAGTTACAAAGTGGGTGGGTAAGAAGTGACCGTCTGGCAACGCTATGGCGCAATCCTTGCTGTAATAATCCCAGTCGTATCTGGTGTCTGGTGGGCTGCGACGAATGTTGTGCTTGCGGCTGACTATCACCGCTATCAATCAGAGCAGTCCGTTAGGTGGATGATGTACGATGAGCGTCAAATGTGGCGCGATTATCAGGAAACACGCCGCATCCGTAGCAAATCAGATGCCGATATTCGACGGCTGGGTGAGCTTGAACATGAAATGAAATTGAAACGCGATGAAATTAAAGCCGCGAGGGGTAAGTAATGGCAGCAATCACTATCGCCGCGAACGCAAACTGGAGCGCATCCGGCATCACTGCTGCGGATGATGTGACGATTAACGCCGGTGTAACTCTTACGCTTGATGGTATGGGTGCGGTCAAGAGCATCACTATTAACGGCATTCTATATGCATCTCGTACAGCATCAACAGCAGTCACACTCACGGGCAATATAAATATAAACGATACCGGCATCTTCGACTTCGGTACTGATGCATCACCCCTTCTGGCAGGAGTCTCCTCCAAAATAGATTTAGTCTGTGCCACCAACGGGCAGGCTGAAATATTACTAACTAAAGATGCCGAATTCTACACAAAAGCAACTGACGTTAGATTGCAATATACAACCCTTACCGCTGATACGCTAACGGGTAGCAATATCATCCATGTTGCCAGCGTGTCGGGATGGCAGGTTGGCGACAGGCTTATGTTTGAGGCACTTGCAGATGGTCAGCAGGCATCCATGTTTACTACTACAATCACAGCCATTGCCGGGTTACAGGTGACGCTTGCTGCGGCAGTTACTTATGATCTGGATGGCACGACGCTTCCATTTTATATTGCCAACATGGAGCAACCTATCTGGATTGGCTCAAGCGGCGCAGCCAATACACGGATTTATGTCAACCGAACTAATTCCACAAAAACAAACGTCACGCGGGCGCAGACATTATGTGTTGAGAAAGCAGGGTATGGTGGTTGGCGCCGAGATGGTGGGATTGTACTAAACGAAGAATGGAATATAACCGCGAACAGGGGCACGCACATTATAGATGTTACATTTGTTGATTGTTTTAATGGAGTTAGGACACAATCTTCCAGCTATGATTTTCTTCGCGTAAGTGTTGTATCAACAGCAGTGATAACAGCGAACGCAGTGTACGCTAATAATTGGTTGTGGGCAACAATCAACGGGCTATTTTCAATGAATACATTTGGTGCCCTACGTGGTGATGTAGGTATTGGTGACATTAGTAATATCATTAGCATTCATCAAAGCCGGTGGCTGGATCAGTTAAGACCACGGAAATGCGCCATACGCAGTGGCCGCGTTCGCAAAACATTAAACTGGTTGAGTGCTAACACATCTGGTGGTCATTTAGACATATATAATGTGGTCTTCGATGGCAATCCTTGGCTTAACCTCTTCGGCTCCTACGGTGATGTTCAAATGCACTCGTGCAGCATTCCCGACCAGTCTGGCAGTCCATTCTGGGTGGCAAATACAAGCGAACAGTCCATCATTATAAACAACCGATCTGGCGACCCGAAAGATCAGATGGTTGCGGTTTCTGGTGGTAGGATATATCGGGATGTGACGCACGTTATAAGCGCGTCCACACCAGTAGCGTCTATTCGGTTCGAGCCAAAGTCACAGGATTTGAATATCGACGGCAAGGGCGGCACGGCTTTAATTCCACTGACCTATTCGACCAGCCTGACCGTCTTGGCAGGGCAAATTCTCACTGCGTCCGTGTTGGTTGATATAGACGCAGCATATATCCACGCCATCAACCCCAGCCCCATGCCCGGACTGACCGTGGTTGGTGAATCAACGCACAACGTGCTTATGACTACAGCCGTTGGCGTGGTAGATACGTTGGCGATTACGATGCCCGCCGCAGTAGCCGACCATACGGCCACGATAACACTGACAGCCAACGGGCACCTCGTTGGAGCCCCGGGGCAGGCGTGGTTTGATGATCTAACAATCAACGGCGCACTACACGATATTGGGCAGGATTTGTTCGCTGGTGGAACGGAAATATCGAACGTCATCGACATCACTGACACCGCCGCTCATATCACAGCACCCAACCTGATTGATGGAACAAGAGTACAGATTTGGAATGTTACAGACTCGGTGGAAATTGATAATAGCATTGTGGCCGGTGGCAATGGGTACGCATTCACGTTGAACTATAGCGCAGACAAAACGCTACGCGTCAGGGCATGTTACCAAGCTGGAGCCATAGCTAAGATGCCTCTTGTGTTGAGTGGTTTGCTCACATCAGCAGGTGCTACTTTCCTTGATTCTCAGGTGGATGATGTCGAGTATAATTTGTATGGCGTGGATGGCATGACAGTGGATAAGATTGCTTCGCCTGCATCAGGTGAAATACAAGCAGATTTCGCCAATATACAAATAGATGTAGGCGACCCGAACGGCTTGTTTGACTCCCGCAAAGGCGTTTCGTGGTGGCGTTATATCACACAGACGCAGCAAGGCATTGCCGTGTATGACCCATCTGCGCTAGTGTATAAACCGGACATTAGAAATATCCTTATTAACGGTTCATTGCAGCTTGAGAATGTCAGCGCATCACCTGTAAAAATAACAGCCGGAATATGGCAGCGGGCGGATGGTCTTGATGTTATAGCCTCCACATCTGGAACTGTCTGGTGGGTACCTGATGCCCGTGTATATCAAGGGCCTCAAACAGGCATTAGTGGACTGACTACAGCAGAGAGTAACACGCTATCGTCAATACCGACAAACCCCTTGCTAACTACAGATGCAAGGTTGAACAATCTTGATGCCGCTATATCAACAGTAGGTAGCAGTGGAATCACTCTACCACAGATCGAAGCAAGCACGGTGCTTGCGAAAGAAGCTACGGTGAATACAAGGCTAGCCGCCGCGGATTACACTTCACCCGACAGCTCTTTAACAGCTACCCAAGTTTCTGAACTACATAAATTGAATGGTCTTGACCCGACCAACCCGCTAACCGTTGATGATGGTGTCAACCGTCGCTATGTCGGCAATGCAGTCACCCCGGTAATAGATCAAACCGTGGTGACGACAGGCAATAAAACAGTGGTGTCACGGCAATGAGTAGCAGAACGATAGCACTCGGCGGCATCGGCTCAGGACACAGAGCCATGGCTTTTCAGGGGTTAGGCGGGGTTGTAGCGACAGCAATTCTGATTGCGCGACGATTTACGTTATCGATCGTGCGCAAAATGGTGGTGCAATTTGAGCGTTGATGTGATTAAGTTTCAGATGCAGATTAAACAACGGCAGGCATCCGTCATGCAGATTCAACAACGCCAGGCAATGGGAATGAGCATCAAGCGTGCGCATGAAATTACCGCAACGATCACACAAAGCAAAATCATGGAGCTAAAATTATGAAACAGGAAATCCACCTACATGATGTAAACACCGCCATCATCGGCACGATTATGGACGGCACAGCCATTGTTAATGTGTCCACCGCAACCACAAAAGAACTGAAATTCAGCAAGCCCGATGGCAACACAGCAACCAAGCCGGCAACACTCACCACCGATGGCACCGACGGCCAGATCCAGTATGTTTCTGACAGCCTGTTTTTCGATGTCGCAGGCACATGGAAAATGCAGGCGCACATCACCATGCCCGGCGGCGAATGGCGATCAGATATTCAAAGCTTCACCGTTGCAGGTAATCTTTGATTCAGTGCGCCGACTACATCGATGCCATTGAAACGCCCCAACCAACGCCACAGGAGTCCCCATGAATACGCCACCAGAACTGACAGATCTTGATCTGTTCGTCACCAGATACGCGCTAATGCGCTGGGTTGAATATTGGGATGATGTGGAGGCTGAAAGCGGCGATGTCGCGCCGCTGCTGCCACCAGCGCGCAAGGCACTGGAGCAATTAAGCAAGGTGCTACGCTGGCAGAGCCATCACAGCCCGCGTGAACCGATGCTTCTCCCCCTCACCATTTCGAAAAGCAGCTGGTGAGCGGATGCATATTCTGTGCCGGGTTTTTTATCACACATATCCATGCGCTTGTATTTATCCCCGAAATAAACATACAGGCACCCGTCATCTTTCAATTCATATTCCCCAGAATATTCCACCCCCGAAACGGTGACACTGACCGGCGTGCGTATTGTTTTCATCTCACCCCTCCCCCTTATTCCAAATCAACCGCAAGAGCGGCCTTTTTTTGATTGCGCATCCATCTTTTCTGCCAAACAACTGATATAAAACCGCGCCGTTGTATTCGCGTTCAATCGTACCTTTACGCATCGCCTTTTTTCCTGTCTGGCAATTGAGCCAGCGAATCCCCGAGTGCCAGCAGTTTTTCAGCATCATCGGGATTGAGTTTAGCAAACAGATCCATGATGCGCTGGTTGCGCGGCGTGGTGCCTGCGGCAGGCTGCATGCCCAGGATAGCAGCGGTATCTGCTATTGAATCTCGCAGCAACCGGATCAACGCCAGCATCTCCGCGCTGATCCGGGGCTTCTGCTCTGCCGTGGCGGACTCCCATGCCTGCAACAGCCGTTGCCATTCAATATCAGACCCCTCGATCAGGGTTGTTGTATTGGGAATAATAAAATCGAGCAGGTCATCATCAGCCAGGAAGCCCTGATCTTCCAGCTTGGCTTCCGCATCAAAAAAACCCTGCGGCAGCCGCTTGTGACCAGCTCCAGTCCATAGCCAGTCAGGCCGCACATTAAATTTCTTGGACATTCCCTCGATTCTGAATGTATCGGGAAATGCATCGCCATCTAGCCATTTTTTTGCGCTTGTCAGAGAGACACCAAACATTTTTGCAAGTTTTGTGATCCGTCCATATCTCTTAATATTAAGATCAGACAGGCACTCATGTAGCCGATTGGCAAAATCCCTGCGTTGATTATCTCTACTATTAACCATTGGTGCATTCTCCAAAATTACAACTTATCTTTCAGTGTTTACTTTCTAAACTACTGGGTTATACTTGGCACATGAATATAAGAGAGAAGATAGATATGGCGGGTGGACTCACCCAAGTGGCGCGGGCATGCACCAATAAGGGGATGCCCGTTTCTGTGACGTACGTTCAGAAGTGGGGAAAGCAAAATCGGCTTCCACCATCAGATTGGCTAGGCACAACACAATATGCAGCTGTCATCTGTGATCTGATCAAAGCACTCGGACGTGAGGAAACCCACCCGCTCGACCTCTGCCCCGGTGCAGGCCAATACATGCAGCAACAGGACGCGAAGGCCGCATGAGTGTCTGGAAAGATACCGTGGTATCCATTGCGATGCGCGAAGGCATGCATGACGAAATGTTCTACCGCGATATTTTTTATCATGCCAAAGACCGCCTGCAAGCATACGCCGAAGATATGCACTGGCCTGTAGCCGTGCTCGGTGACGATTTCACTCCCCCGGAGACAGTATGAATCATCAAGCAACCAACCCCATCACCCCGACAGATATTAACCACGAGATCATCATGGTGCTGCGTGAAGCGCAGGTGGCTCCATCATTGCACGATACACGGCGTTTGATTAACGGCGCGATTGCACTGCTCAAGGCGGTGATCATTAACCCCCAAGCGTGAATTGAGAATTGTGAATGATGAATAGTGGATGGTGAATGGCCTCCGGTTTCATTTTTCTATATTCGCCATTCTAAATTCACCATTCAACTGATCCACCATTTTAAACAGGAGTAACCACCGTGAACCCACGCGCTAAACCAGTAACCCCCAAAACCACCAAAGGCTGCGAACGTGATCTGATGCGTTTTTTGTTGATCTATCAGGCCGCCGTTGAGGATGATGCGGAAGATAACCGCTATGCCACGCGCGACCATGCCATTCAACCCTTTGGCACCGATTTCGCCGCTGAAATATGCGGACGCAGTAGCAATTATATGCGCAATACGCTCAATCCGTTCAATGAAACCAATCCGGCCGGACTGAAAGAGTTTTTCCGCCTGGTCTGGAATGGGCTGGATGAATCGGTGCTTCAGGCTCTGCTGAATCCGCGCCGGATGGCGGCGATTGCGATGCCGGAGGGCGATGCAGCGGGTATGGCATCAAAAATATCCGATCACATGCTATCGGTCACCAAAGAGGTGGGCGATGTGGCCGCAGAATTTCAGGCCGCGATGCAGCCGGACAGCCCCAGAGGCAGCAAGATTTCACCCCGTGAAAAAGCCCGCATCAAGGCCGAAATCATGGAGGCCGGTGCGGCCTTGATTGTGGTGCTGGAAGATTTGGAGGATGCATGTCGTTAACGCGAAAGATTGACCGACGGCGGCAAATGGCCGATATAAAACGCATTAAAAACCAGCGTGAACAGCTCGGTGAAACTACGATCAGAGTCGTGACGCTATTGAAAGCATCGCCATTGCCCAGCCGTCAGGCTTTCGCTGTGGATCTGTTCGCGGCTGATAGCCTGGCCGACCGCATCAATTTAGCCTGGATGATTATAAAGGGAAAAACATACGTTAGGGGTGAGGTGGCAGGTGTGGATGAACATGAGACTGAGGCCGTTTAGATGGTCGCCACGGGGCGGGGATTTGCGGATGCATGGAATCCGCCCATGCCGGATGGTTGGAATACCAAGCGATACTGGGTTGATATGCGTGCCGGTTCGGAAATCGAACTGCCTGGCGCGATTCGTTTCCGCCTCACGATCGACAAAATCAATGAAGCCAATGTGATGCGGCTGGCCTATACCTATGCCGGTGCGCAGCATGAATTCGTGGCAGAGATGGGCATTCCTCTTGATCTGACAAGCCTCACCGGCTACCCCTGCGTGCTGATCCCCCGCACCATCCGATCAGCCCACGATGATCTGCCCCCCGCCGTCCTGCTCGAATTCGGACAGGTGATGGCATGATGCAACACACACCCTTGACAAAACGCAACATAAAGGCGCAGTCTCGCCCCGTTGCCGCGATAGTGGCGACCGGGTTTGGAAGCTCGATGATTACTGGCGGACACCACCGCCATCGCAAGATAGGTGGTTTTTTTGTGTCCGTGTTCAGCCTCCGCAGTTGGTGGGTTGGACATGGGGAGCCTTCGCGCTCGCCGGTTTCCAGTGGTCCCGGTCTTCCAACCCGTGTTCAACCCGCCTTTTTTCGTTTGGAAGCGAAAAAAGGCGCACATCTGACTACTGGAGGCTCACTATGAGCGATTTACCCACAATACATAACCACCCCATCCTTCACCAAACCACCGATGCCAGAGAGTTGCATGTTTTTCTGGAAATCAGACGCGACTTTTCAAGCTGGGTCAAGGCTCAAATCAAACGCGCCGATCTGATCGAAAATAAGGATTTTATTAAGCTCACCCAAAAAGGGGAGCTTTCAGCAACAGGCCAAACATCCATCGAATACCACCTCACCATCGCCGCTGGCAAAGATATTGCCATGATGAGCAATTCAGAAAAAGGCAAAGAGGTGCGCCGCTGGTACAGAAAGTGTGAAGCAATCGCCATGCAGCAGGTCAACCATCCGGCTGAACTCACCTATGACGAGCTGATACAAAAGGCACTGATCATGAGCAGTGCCAAAATTCACGCCCTGCAAGAAGAAACGAAAAATCTGGAAACTCAGGTCGAGCAGATCAAGCCGAAAGCGGCGGCTTATGATCGTATTGCCGATACCACGGGCAATATCTGTATCACGGATGTTGCCAAGGTGTTGCATATCCCGCCCAAAAAGATGTTTGCATGGTTAAACGAGCACAATTGGATTTTTCGCCGCATGGGCACCAGCTGGCTGGCATATCAAACGCGCATTGAACAGGGCGTGCTGGAGCATAAGGTGGTCACAATCTATACCGACGGCATGCAAAAGATTCGCGAGCAGGTATTGGTCACCCCGAAAGGCTTAACCAAGCTGGCCGAAATCTTTGAACTGGAGGTGATCGCATGAATCAGGCCGTCCCCCAGTCCCCAATCCCCAAATCCACCAATGGCCAAATGGCCAAACAAGCCCACGATATTGAAGTGATCGCCTCACTGCTGATGATTGCCTGCATGCATGATAGCGCATCAATGCGCCACACCATCAGCAATATGGCCTCAGACATCCGCCAACGCGCCGAATCCATGCGCGATAGCCTTTATCCGGCCAATCCCTGCGCACTGATGCCTGCGGGTGATCAATAATGGCAGGCATGTTTGATCGTTATTTCACCGAGGCTGAAGAAAAGCAGCTGTTTACCACGGTCAAAGGCCGGTCAGGGCTATTGCCTGAGCGGGATTATGCCTGGATGCGGTTGTTCCGTGCCACGGGCATGCGGGTTGGAGCTGTTTCGCAGCTCACCGTTGGCCATGCACGGGCGGCATTGCGCGGTGGCTATCTGGATCTGCAATCGGAAATTCAGAAAAAAGGCATCGAGCATCGGATTTTTGCCACCAAGGCATGCCAGAAGGCATTGCGCGATCTGTTGCGGATCCGCCGTGAAATGGGATATGCCGCAACCAACGATGGCGGACTGATTATGAGCCGCAATCACAAGCCAATGAGCATCCGCAGCTATCAATCACGCATGAATTACTGGTGCGCCATGGCCGATATGGGCATCAAGGCATCACCGCACTGGTTTCGCCACACGGTTGGCAAACGCATCATGAAAAACAGCACGGCACAGGATCCACGCGGCATCGCCCAGGGCATTTTAGGCCACATCAGCGGTCGCAGCACCGAGATCTACACACGTCCGGACAAAGAAGACATCGAACAAGTCATGCGGGAGGTGTGCTGATGAACAATCAAACCCATGCCACCACGAAGAACACAGAGGAAGCGAAGGCAATCACCTTTGAGCAGGTAGCAGCGGCACTGGATCATCTGGCTGGCAAATGCACTGACCTCCGCGAACGCAACGCCCGCGCCCTAGGCCATGCCGAAGTATTGCTGTGGCAAGCATTGTTCCAATCCTCCGAAGATTGGATTCGCGCCCGCCAACTGATGCTGAATATCATTATGGAGATAGAGGCGTGATCGTGAATAGTGAATTAAGAATGGTAAAAAATTCGTGTTCATTCGTGAAATTCGTGGATAAAGATTATGGAGTGAAAAGATTATGATTGTATTCGATTGCGAAATAGTAAAAGGCATTGCCAAGCACGATGAAGATCGCATCCCCGGCATTGAATATTGCGACGGTTGGAAAGATTTTGACAACATGGGCATCTCGGTGATCTGTGCCTATGATTATGATGAGGAACGCCACCGGGTATTCTGCAAGGATAATTTCGCGGCGTTTCAGGAACTGATCAACGCCACCGATTTTGTCATCGGCTTTAACTCGCTGGCCTTTGATAATCCGCTTTGCGCGGCCAACGACATCCATATCCCGGCAGAAAAATCCTATGATCTATTGGTGGAAATCTGGGATGCGGCAGGTCTGGAACGGGAATTTCATTACCCAAGCCACACAGGCTACGGGCTGGATGCCTGCGCCCTGGTCAATTTCGGCATCAGCAAATCAGGCAACGGCGCGATGGCTCCGGTGCTCTGGCAGCGCGGCCAGATCGGCGATGTGATCGATTATTGCCTCAACGATATACGCCTCACCAAAGCCCTGCTCGATATCGCCATTGAAGAGGGGGGTATCCTGAACCCGAACATGCACGGCGCGGATTTGCTCGAAATTGATGTGAGCAGGCTGTTGAATAGTGAATTAGGAATGGGGAATTAAGAATGGCCATCGCGAATCCTGAGAAAACAGAGCGGATGCGCATGGCCGTGGCTGATGTATTGGCCGGACGAATGACCAAAGACGAGGCCGAACGGGAATATAAACTACACCGCCGATCCATCGCCAACGCAGTCTGCAAAGCCCGCCGCGAAGCCCATCAACACGGCATGCATCCTGCCTTGATGATGATGCAGGTGATTTTATGATGGATTTAACCAATTCTATATTTGAATTTGGTGGGATGCTTGCATTGTTCCCCTCTATTCTGGCGATCATTAGAGATAAACGGGTTGCTGGAGTATCCATTCTAACGCCTGTTTTCTTTGCCACATGGGGATTTTGGAACCTTCCTTACTACACAACACTGCATCAAACATGGTCAGCCTGCGCAGCCCTGCTGCTGGCCACCACCAACACGGTCTATTTATATCTGATCTGGAAATATTCGTATGGGAGGGCTGAAGCATGACGATACGTGAACTGCTGCGGGCTTCGATGCTTTCCGCCCTGCTGTATATCATCCTGACGGCGGATCGGCTGCGCCATTATTTGTTTGATAGCGATGATGACTGGCCGGACGATTGGAACTACGACCGATGACCTGCCATAACAGCATATCCTATTTCGCCGCCCTACTGGCTGCCGCTGCGCTGATCTCCATCTGGTGTCTGTTCGCCTCCGGCGCATGGCTATATATGCAGATCAGGAGAGTGCTTTGAACATGATATATCTACTCATCGACCCGAAAGGCAAGCCATCTCGGCTAATGCCCGCATACACAACACAACAAGCCGCAGAAGCCATGCGCGACACCCGCAACGCCCTACTCCGCACAATCGTACTAAAAGGCGACTACTGGCGCGTGCGTGGCTTTAAGGTGACTAAATAATGCCGAATATTATAGAAATCATTGATGTGGCGTTGTTTCATCACTCCTTCGATGGATTGTTCAACCCTGATGCCGAATGCGCATGCCGCTGTGGTGATCTGGCTCCATGTGGTGAGATTAGTTGTTCCTGCGAGGCTGGATACTTGGGGCCATGTGACTGCGGCGAGCATAAATGGCACATTATGAAAAACAAACCAACAATGAAAGGTAGTATCTAATGCTACCCGGAACCCTCACCCAACAGCCGGAGGCGGCTTTAAACATCAATCTGGCATTGCTACCCATCAAACTGCGTAAACCGGTCTGGAAATGGATGCTGAAGCACCGCCCGGCGGTCTGTGAATGGATGCAGGGCGAGCAGTGTCAAATGATGCGCGGCATGATGAATGCCACGCCAGTCCTGAATCTCAACGAAACCGAAGCCGATGATCTGCTGACCCAAATTCCCGGACTGACGAGGTATGCAATATGAACGCTGCACTGGAAGAGAACCCTATCGGATTGCAGGATGCTGCCGCTATTCTGGGCAACCATCCGGCGCATGTGCGCGTGTTGGCGAAGGCCGGCAAGATTCCTTCTTTGCAAATCGGCGGGCGTGGGCGGTGGTATTTCTATGCGTCCGAGCTGCGCTCATGGTTGAGAGAGCAGATGCGGGCGCGGATGGTTACTGGAGGTGAAGCATGTCAATCAGATGGCGTACCAACGCGGACGGTATCACGAAAACGGCTTATCTCGACATCACCATCTCGGGTTGCGAGCGATTACGAGAAAGCACTGGGGTTACGTCAGACCAACCAGGAGCCAAGCAGCGCGCCCGCGAATACCACGACAAGCGGCAACGCGATATCTGGCGACAGGCCAAGATTGGTGAGCGGCCACGGCGTGTCTGGGAAGAGGCGGTCGTCAAATGGCTAGCCGAACACAGCCACAAAAAATCATTGCGCGACGATCATTCGCGCCTGCGCTGGCTGGATCAGCATTG